CGTGCAAAGTGGCGCATGCGTCGTCTTGATGTGAAGTGTGATGCTATTCGCGCAACGGGGGCAAACATATCGCTCACGCAACATAATACTCCTCCCACTTCCCTTGGCTCAATGCCCTGGGTTTGCCGTCCGGTTGGATGTACACCCAGGTTGGTGCGTCTGGATCACAGGCGCACCCGGCCACGTTGCGTTTGTCGTGGATCACGACCGCACCACAGGTCAGGCATCTGATCGCCATCAGAACGGTTCGGGTTCGTCTTCGAAGTCTGCGCCGGGTTGCTCGCTGGTTGCTTCCCACAACTCGGCGTCGTCGAACTTGGCCGCACGGTTGGTCAACCACATGACCTTGGTTTCGCCCTTCTTGTTGGTGACCTCGACCTCGTCACCCACCTGGCCGGTGCTGCGGATCTTCACGCCCCACTTGCCTGACTTCAGTTTGTACCACGTGCCGTTGTTCACAAGTATTCTCCCTTGTTGATTAGTTGTTTCAATCGGTCAACCATGCTGCGGTACATGGCAACCTGCTGTTGTAACTCCGCTATCCGCTGGCGGTCTTCGTCGCGTTGCTCCCGCAAGGAATCAACCGTGACCTGAAGATCATTGAGCCACTGCTCGTAGAAGACGTTGTTATTCTCCATCGTCTACCTGGGCATTTTTCCTGCGTTGTTTGGGGTTGAGTCCGCCCCATATTCCGTAGGTGATGTTGTTGTCGATGGCAAACTTGAGACAGTCCTTGTACACCACGCAGCCCTTACAGTACTGCTGGGCTTTGTTCGTTGCGGCACGGTATCCAGCACCCTCGGCAAAGAATAGTTCCTGATCTGCACCCCTGCATGCAGCGAACTCCATCCACGCAAAGTTCCGGTTCTTCAACTGCCATTCGCTCAACAGCTCCACGTAGCTATATCTCCCAGGCTTCGAAGCCCCGTTGTCCTTGTTGTTGGTGGTACTCATGTATTGCCTTCGCTGCCCTGAGATTCGTTGCCGGATCGAACAATTCGCTACACCCAACCGTAGTCAATACGCCAACTGTTTGCAAGTATCCGTTCGGATACCACCGGGTTGGCAGACACCACGACCTGTCGTTGATCTGCGTCAGGCCAATGTCGGATGAGCCGTCCTTGTTGCGGGTGGTGTTGTGTTGGGTTGGGTCGCACCGGGACTCACGCCACATGATGTAGTCCAACTCCAGCATGCTGTCAACATGCCAACCAACATCCAATGCCAACCCCCACCACTGACCACACCGGGCTGCGGGCGGAACCATTGCGCCGTTGGCAGTCGTGGTGGGGGCGGCAACTGTTGAAGTGGTGGCGGGGGAGAAGGAGGTAACCCCCGCCACCACCGTCGTTGTTGTGCCGGTCGCAGGCTGCACCACACCGGCAGTCTCGAACCCGAAAACAAACAACGCTGCTGACACGATGGCCAGCAACCTCGGTATGTAATCCATTAGCTTTCCTCCCTCTCGATCAACAGAATAGCAATGTCAGAGAACTCGGACAACGTCATCAGCACGATGCCCTCGGTGGTGCCGTCCGGCATCGCCTCCATTACGAACGGTCGAATATCACCCAGCGCCTTCGCCGCATCAGATTGAGCTTTTGCCGCTTGGAAACGGGTAGCAATCGGACCGACTTGTAGGCCAGCCTTGATCTCGGTACGAAAAGCGCCACCCCAATTCTCTTCGTGACGGGTAAGGTGACCACCCAGCCCCAACTTCTTACGGGCACGACGAGCCTTTGCGTCACCTTTCCGACGGTTCCGCTTGCCTCGTGCGGCCGGGTCACCACAACCCCGTATGCGACGCCGGCCCTTGCGGTCCGCTCGTCCCAGAGTGCCGTACAAAGGGCAGGACTGGTGGGCGCACTTGTCGTAATCACCTTGGCAATAGCCCTTGCGCTCATCGGGTTGCGCGTTCATCGAGTACCTTGATTGCACGGTCGGCCTCTGACTTGGTCAGTTGATCCAAGGATACCAGTGGCCTGTTGATGATCTCTGCCACCGTCTCTGATTGAGCAGCCGGGCCTTGCTTGCCTGCACCATTGAGCAACGCACGCAGCTTGCCCTTTTGTGGCACGGTTGCCGGTGCATCGGGGTCCTTTATCTTTTTGTGCTCAGGACCTTTGGTGTTGAACACCTGTTGCACCGTGGCCTGCAGGTTGTCCTGTGTCACGACCTTGGGTAACTGCATCCGCTTGAACGCATCACGCAGCTTGGGCATTGACTCGTTGGTCAGGTTATTGAGGTCGGTGCCTGCTTCCTTGGCTACCTCCTGTGGGTCAAGTCCCGCCTTGGCGCACGCCTCACGAAACTTGGTGACAAGGTCGGCGTCGTTGCGCGGCTCGCTCATGCGCTGAACCTTTTCCATTTCCTGCCTGCTGGGTCGGGGCTGTGTCTTGGACGCGTAACGCCAGTTGGCTAGCGCCCTGCCGATTGCGCTTGTTTCTGCGTTCTCCACGTGGGATGTGCGGTTCACCGGCGACGCATCACGCACCTCCTCGGCAAAACCAGTAGCCACCGGACGTGGATCCGCGATGTCTTTGAACACCTCCGCCTTGAACACCACGCGGTTGTCGTCGTAGTGGTAGATCGAAGTGAACACCTGGCCGTTGGGACAGTCCTCCCAAAACTTCGCCAGCCGTGCTTCTACTGTCTCGTAGTTGTCCAGGTTGAATCTCATTGCTTGTCTCCTTGGTTGTCGACCACACGGAACGTGCGGTACGTGGATTGTTTCTTGTACTTCGCAGCGAGAGCTGGATGCTCTGCTTCGAACCTTTTGCTGTCGTGCGAGTTGCGCGTGGCTGTTTTCCACGTAACAACAACGTCACCGCCAAGCGTACCGAACTCGGCGTCGCCAAGCAACTTGCAAAGATCTGTCTTGAGCACCGCCATGGTGTTCTCGTGTAGCTCAACCAATGATTGGCGCTCCCGGTATTCGGTGAGCAATTGCGTGGCTTCGGCCGGCAACTCCACCGACATGCCGTTGCCCCTTGGGTGCATGTCATTGACGTCGTCGTACGTGAGCGCAATGCCGTCCGGAATCATGCCCATGTCAATTGACGCCAAGTACTGGCGGCACGCTTCGATGTGCGTGCGCTTTTCGTCCGAGGTTACCTTTTGCTCATGGAACTGGATGTCCAGGTCGCTGTCAAAGATCACCCAGGTAATGGTGTCAACGTTGGCGCACACGGCCTGTTGCACGCCCTGCCAATACCACATGCGTGGTAGCTCGCCGTTCCACCGGCCCCGCTTGGTCTTGATCTCGAATACCCCACCCTCGACGCTGACCGCATCAATGGTGGCAATCAGCCGGACCCCGTCTTCTTCGTACGCGTGCATGATGCACGGCGTAGTAAGAGGAAAGCCCAACAGTTGCGCAGCCCAGTCCCGGATCGGACCCTCCAACGTGTTGCCGCGCTGCATCGCCCTGTTCTGTTCCTGCGGTTGCGGCGGCTCCTCTTTTAGTAGTTCGACTGCGAGTTGCGCCGGCGACAGATACGGGTGCTCTCCGTGTACTGCGGCTGCGTTCGACGCCGAGATGCGGGCCAGCCCGTTCTCGTCGCGCCAGCGAACCGCCAGCCACTTGCTGCTGCCGTGCTTGGGTTTGTCAATCGTGTAGTGCTTCATCATTCCTCCATTTTGGATTGTGGGTGTTGTGTGGTTACTGTATCGGGGCGGCGTCCAGGATGACAACCCGCTGCACCATTCCTACCGGAATGTGGGTAATCATCCCGACCGTGTCCATTTCCGGATCCTCGTCGGGGCAATAGGAACAAGTCACCGAAACGTACCCGTCCAGTAGATCGGGCCAAAGCCAGCCCACCGAAACAACATGCTGCGGCTTTGGCTTGTAGGTCTTGGTCTGGATCCAACCATTCTCGGAATCGAAGGCGTCAATCCAGTGAACAGCCACCAGTGACCAGGGGCATTTAGTCAAGCCAGCAAACATACTCGCAGGTTACCCTGCCCTTGACCGGGTCCACAAACATCAGTCTTTGTGAAGGTTTTCCAACAGCTGCTACAAAACTCTTGGCGTATTGGTTGTCTGATTCAGGACTACCCGTCACCCAGATGCGGCCACCATTGGCCATGGTCAAATTGATTGGGGTATGAAAATGACCCATGATGGCATCGTCAAAGTCCATGAAGGTGGCCCATGCGTTGCACTTGCGCAAGATCGAGTATGCCGGGGTCTGGCCCCCGAAGCTCGGTATCTCGTCTCCGTGCACAACCAGGAGCTTGTAGGCACCAATGGTGGCAATCTGATACCAGTCCGCCGACTGTTGCCAAGTCACATGCTTCAGGTGGGAACAGCGTTCCGAGGCAATCTGGTACGCCATGCGGTCCACGTTGTCTGCCCCTGGCATGTCGCCCTTGCGACCAATGCGCCCGTGGTTGCCGTACTCACACACCACCTGCAGGTGGGTGAAGTTGGCCGACAACCGGTGGACCACCGACTCGATGATGTTGGCAACGGTAAACATCTGTTCGAACAGGTGCGCTTCTACTTCGTACTGTTGTCCCGGGAACACGGTTAGTCCCTCGACCATGTCCCCACC